TGACAATAGGTGATTGTTTAGTTTCGCTGAAAAATGCGTATTATACACAGGTAATGCCGATGCAAACATGAAACTGCCGACATATCCCCCAGTAGTTGTATTTGTGCCGTTCATTCGGTTGGTTCCAATAGTCCCATCAGGCACAATAACAGCGTGGTGTGCTGTAAACGCCGTATCGCCTGTATTCAGGTATGTATCCAGTCCCGCAATACGGAACTTGGTGTCATAATTCACTGTTTGGGTGCTTTCAACCAGCGATTTTGTACCGTCATCACCGGTCTGTTCCACAAAACAGGGGACATTTTCAATGCTTCCCGATAGCGTGAAATAGTCACCGATATAGATATCAGAAAAACTTCCGTCACTAATCATAGCGCAGATGTCATTGATATCATATCCCTTTGCGAATAAATCATCGCCACGGAATATGTTATTATGATTTTCTGCAATGCTGGTAATCCACTCTGTCTCGTCCTCAGCGGGAAAATCGGGCTCCCCGTCAACATAGCGTTTAACGTCTTTTTCGTAGTTCTGGGTAATTTCTGCCGCAGTCAACGCTCTGCTGTACGCCGCCAGACGATAGAAATTATATGCGCCTACCGCATAATTGGTATCACCTGCACCCAAACAGCCCAGATAGGTATTTTTGATTGATTTCTTGTAGTCGGATAACGTTTTTGTTCCGACCAGTGCGCCGTTCACATAGAAATTAAACGCCTGTCCGTCATAGGTTATAACTAAACCATATGGCGTATTCTGGGTAAATGCTGTAGCGATATTCAGGTAATTGCCCGATGATTCAGAGCATATGGACGCATTCAGCTGACCGTTTTCGGTGTAAATGCCAAAACCAGCCTTGTCAAAACAGCTGATAATATCGTTTTCGCCAGTAGTTCCGCCTGTTATTTCAACAAACAGTTCTACAGTAAAACGGTCATAGTCAATCAGGTCGGGTATCTTCATCGCTGTTGCAATACCTGTCTGTTTGATGTAGTGGTTAGATGCTATCAGTCCGGAACCGCTACCGTCTATGTATCGGTTCATGGACTGACTGTTCACCATATCAACCCATGTGTTGCCGTTTGTGGCATGTTTGGGCGGAAAGTTATAGATGCCGTCATAGAGCATCTTTGCTCCTGAGGCATATCCCAGTGATGTAGGGGTTATGTCAACAGTTTCATCACCCCCTTTCCCCGCTGTCTTAAAACGGTTGCCACCGTCATACTGTCCCATAATAGTAACAGCTCCGCTGCCGTTGAGGTACAGTGTGCCGTCGCCGAAAATATCACCGCAATTTGCAATGACTACGCTGCCGTCTTTTGGCACCGCAACAACGCCGTCAGCGCCTGCCGTGCAATCCGCATTCACCGTGGAAATGTACACAGGGGCACTGCTATCGTTCCTTACCGCAAAATATGGATATCTGCGGTCAAATTCGACAACGGTCAGACCGCTGACATTTACGGTTGTTTCCTGGGTTGTTATCATATAAAATTCTCCCTTCATTAACTTGGTTTATATCCGTCAACATACGCATTAAATAGCGCTGTACCAAACAGATACATTTCATTTATCAAATTATCTTTCGATAAATTTGAGAACCACTGTACAGGCAATGTCCCGCTTGAAGTTCCGTATGGATAACGGTAATAAAGTGGTAATACACATTCTTTAATGTTTTGAAATGAACTCGAATTACTGGATTTTATAGTTCCGTCCGATTCATAATCAACTTCATCTATTCTGAAATCTGTAGCAATTTCAACTTGCACCATATCACTAAAAATATAGTTCCAGGTCAGGTGATAACCGTTATATATAATTTTGCCGTCTGATGCTTTGTATGTTGCCGCCTCGGGATTTTCGGCAAGCTTTGCAACAAGAGCATATGTTTCAACGTCTCTGCGTGCCAATTTATAGGGAAGCATATATAGCAATGTTTCACCGTGAAAAACTCCAAGCATAATATACTGATATTTATACTTTTGTTCAAGATATGGTTTAGATGTATTGTCATCTTTGTTAACAGCAGTGCCTATCAGTACATCCCACGTATAAAACATACCATCCGGCACAGACCATAGTTTTAGCGTGTATCCCGGTACTAATGTCGTATCGCATTCGGAATTTTGCTCCAAGAAATACCCTATTATGTCTGGTACGGCTATTGTGTTGCCGCCTCCATTCGCCAGCCCCAGCAGGAACCACATCATATCATCCATCGCCGCTCACCTCGCTTGTCGTGGGAATAATGTTGCCGTCATTGTCCTCAGTAATGGCGTACTCAAAAATCTTGCCGTTGTAGTTCGCCCGGAGGCTTTTGCCGTCCTCAGCAATTTTTACCGCAGTGGGCATCATGCCATTCAGAATAGCTCCCGCAAATCTGGCAACACCCTCGCCAGCCATTTCAAAGCCGTATTCGGTTTTAGAACTCTCATCGGAATTTTCGGAATTTTCAATAGCGCTTACAAATTTCAGCCCCTGGTCAGTGATCTCCGTGCAGCCATAAATGCGGTTAGCTGCTATCCGCTGATTTATGGCACGGGTCAGCAGGTCATTATAAACGGACGAGCTTTCAGGCATCTGTGGAGTTGACAGCGACGCAACCGCACCGTCAGCGCAAAGATTGATAGATATGTTTGTGACTGTGTAGGATTTATCACCGACTATAGCCGTGCCGTATGGATCAATATTGCCCTCTAAAACAGCGCTGAAGCTCAGCGGCTTGTATGTGTACGCACCGCCTTCAAACAGCCTTGTAGTAGCCAGTGACTGGGCTATTCCTTGCGTTATAAGCGTATTTGACAGCTCGATGATGTTTGCAGGGGCACCGCTGCCGTTATCATAAACGTTTGAGCTGTTACCCGTCACGATAAGCCTCGTGTAGCTGTTTGTGGGATATTCGATGATAACACTGTGGTTAGAGCAGCTTGCGGCAGAAGTTTCCACGCCTATTCTGTGATAGCAAAGACTGTTATCACTTCCGCTTTGCACAAAACAGCCGGATGCTCCTGCAAGTGCTTCCATTATGGCGTTGCAGCTTGCCCCCTTGTATGTGCTGGCAGTGACATTGCCCACAAGCAGGTCGGTCGTTCCCGATGCACCTAAAAATCCGCACTGTGCAGCAATTTTATTGGAAATTTCAGTGGCGGATATGTCCTTATAAATGGGGTCGCCTTTGGAATCTGTCTTGTCTCCGTCTTTTAACGTCGAATAGTCAAACGGCTGAGACAGCTTGCGTGATCGGTCATATGCCGTAATGCTTACAGTGTACTCGGTGCGATTTTCGCTGTCGATAAAAAATGTCGGCAGTCCGTCAAATCCCACAACCGTAACGCTTTCGCCCTCGTTAAACAGAAAATCCGCATAAACGGTGGCAGAGAGCTGCTGTGTCACTATGCTGCCTATGCCAAGCCCCGAAAGGCTTTTATTTATGCTGATATTGCTTATCTTTTCGGGTCCGAATGTCCGTCCGCCTATTATCAGTCCGTAAGGTATGCTAAAGACTGCTCGGGGCGAGATCGCACACCGAGCTGATGTTTACAGTCCACATACACACGCCTGAAGATGTCTCATAATCAAGCTTTGCCGTAAAATCAGGCGCATTGAAGTCCGCTGATGTGTCGCCGAATGTTATGTTTACGGAAGCGGACTTGCAGGCATTTTCGATAGTCTTTTTGACATCATCGGGAACAGTAAATGCCGCCGATATCTGATATTTGTATCCCAGCAAGACCTTTGATTTCTGTCCGTTCAGCCCCTCAAATCCGCTGGAATATACCGCTGTACGGTTTATGCTTAGGTCGCCTTTTTCGCAGTATTCCGATAGGTCAAGGGTGCCAATTTTGAGCAGTGCCAAAAAAATCGCTCCTCTCCGTTTTATTTAATCATAACATAAAACAGGGAGGAGCATTTCGCAGTTAATCTCTTCTTGACGCAATAAACGCCGAAAGCGTGTCATCGCTCTTTATGCACGCCGATGATGGCGGCAGCATATTGTTGAGCTGGGATATGCTTTTGGTATATTTTTCAAAAAGCCTCATCATCACATCAACCACAGGACGGGTGCGTTCATACGGCTCTAACTTTTCACTCTGAGTAAACATTTCCACCCAGCCGTTTTCGATGATGTCGTCCATCAGTTCAAGCGCCTGCACGTACTCAAATGCAGCCACCTTGCAGAGACCCTTTGCGATCTCCTTGCGCTTGGCGTCCATGTCTGCGCACTGACGTTTCAGCTTGTTTTCATAGGCCTTGATTTTTGCAAGCTTCTCTTCCTTATCCATATTCTCATTCCCTTCTGTTAAGTTGATGTTCTGACCTTTTGCTCGTACTGCTTTTGACTTATGCCCTTTGCCACTGTTTCTCCGTCCATGGTTACGGACGTTTCAATCGTGGGATTAAAGGATACGGAAATGCCATTGCCGAGTGAGCTGTTAAGCAGTATCGCAATAGATTCAAGCAGGGCGTTTGTCTTTGACGTATCGGTCACGGTGCTGTCAGTGTTGCCGTTATTGCTTGCTGATTTATCGTTCAGTGTCTGCGCAGTGTTCTGTGTCTTGCCGAGCGCAGACGCTATTCCTGTCAGGTTCGGCAATGCGTTCCCGATGATGTTATCAACAGCGCTGAGCAGATTGTTGGCAAAATTTGTGCCTGCGGTTTTTCCAGCTTCCGAAAAATCCTCAGAGGAGCCGAGAGAAGCCGCTGCCAGCTTTTTTGATGCCGCCTTGTCCCGTTCCGCAAGGTCTTTCACGCTGTCAAACTTAGTGGGAGATCTCAGCAATATTCGGGCATATTCCACAGCCTCGATAGGGTCCATGGTCAGCAGCTCGTCGATAACGCTCTGCGGCATACCCTTTGCGGCAAGCTGTGTCAGATATCCTGGCAGCTTTTCCTTTGCCGCAACGATCTTTTCCATTTTGCTCGTATCAATGCGCTCTGAGCCCTTGCTTCCGTATCTGCTGTTTGATACATTTTTCGTAAAGACAGAGCCGAAATCAGCCTGATACTTTGCCTGCAGCTTTTCAATTTCCTCGGTTTTCTTTTTTGCACTTTTGGCTTCCTTGTCGTTGGCTTTTTCATCGGCATCGGCGACCTTGTTTCTGCCCTCAACAAGCTTCAAATAAAAGTTATCATACAGCTCACTGCCCTGACCGAGTGCATCGACTATCTTTTCCAGCTGGTCATAATACCAGTTGTCATCGTCCTTGTGGTTAAGGGCTTTTTTTATGTCTGCCTTTTTGACAAATCCATCAACAGCAGTCTTGAGCTTGCTGTCATCAAGTCCTTTTTCCACTCCGTATGCAATAGCCTCGGAAGCGGCCTCGCCTATATCCTTGCCTTCCGAGACCGCCTGGGCATACATACTGTCCATGGTGTCAAGGATCGCCTGAGCTTCCTTTTTGGCTTCCGTCTTTTCGTTGCTTTTGGAATTTTTGGCGGCAGAATCGGCAATTTTCTTTCTGCCGTTGAGGATCGTTGTCATGTATTCCTTATACAGCTCGGAACCTTCTCCGAGAACAGAGATCATCTTCTCTTCCTCGTCATAAAGCCAGCTGTCATCAGCACCAAGCTTAGCCTGTTCGTATTTCAGATCAGATACATATTGCTTGACAAGCTTTTTCAGGTCGGAATCCTTCATGCCGCTTTCCATGGCAGCGGTCAACGCATCGGCAGCTATTTCTCCGACAGACTTGCCCTCGGATTCAGCTTTTTCCCTTGCGGCGGATATTGCGTCTCCCACAACATCGGAAGCGGCATTTTCCACCTCTCCCGTACCACCTTCGGCTCCTTCAGCAAAACCCTCGCCAAATGCGCCGCCAGCCTCCTTGCCGCCGTTGTTCGTTGCTTCGGCCTCTTCCGTCAAAATGGTGTTGTAGGTGTCAATAATTCCCTGATATCCTGTCATAGATTCGTACAGGGCGTTTACCTGTACTGTTGCCTTGGTAAATTCCTCGTTAGCATTATCCATTGCCGCACGCAGGTCATCTGCCGAGCCTGCCCAACTGTCAGGCACAATGCCTGTGCGGTCCATTTCTGCCATCATTCCGCTGAGGGAATTTATCTGCTCATACCACTTGTTCTTCTCAGCCAGAGCCTGCTCATACTTGCTCGTGACTTCATCAATGTTCACCAGGGCTTCACCGTAATCGTCCTGCAGGAATGACAGCTTTGCCTGTCTCTGCTGCGATGCAATGACATCATCAATGGACGTTTTAAGCCCCTGATATCCCTGTATCTGACCACCGATAATCTGTATATTTGTCCCGGCCAGAGTATTCAGCTCGTTGATAGCATCACCAAGCCTGCCGCTCTGGTCTATCTGATTGCCCTCTTCATCAACAAGGGTCTGTATTTCTTTCCAAAGGGCACGTTCCTTTTCAGCCTTGCTGTCTATCTCGCTGCTCTCTTCCCTAAATGCGCCTATCCTGTTTTCTATAGCGTCCTGCTGTTCCAGCATAGCCTGGGTCACTTCGTCAAGTGCATCTCTTTCACGCAGGGTCTCTGCCATTGAATCAAGCTGAGAAGCGCCAAGCTTGCCCAGAGCCGTTGCAAGCCCTATAGCAGCCGCAGCAACAGCAACATATATGTTTGCCTTTGCCGCGTCATTGGCAGCTATCTGTGCCGCTGTAGCCGCTTCCTGAGCCGTCTTATAGTCCTTTATGGCTTTTACAAGACTGTTTACATGGGCTACCATTGTGCCTACCTTCCATGCTCCCCATGCGGCTCCCATTCCCTCAACGGCCGCAATGATATTATCGCCGTTTCGGGATATCCAGTCAAGAGCGTTTATCAGAGCAGGAATACCCTCATCAGCCGCAAACGCCGCAGCTTTTTCTATCAGCTTTCCGAATTTATCTGCCAGTCGTTCAATTACTTCCGAAAGCTGCCCCTCTGTAACGGAGCGGCTCAGATCAGATATCTCCTTTGTTGCCGACTGCACAGCACTTTTCAAAGGCTCTTCCAGATAATCATACACTTTTATGCCGAGAGCTTCAAGCGCTGACTGCATCGCCGTTACGTTGCCTGTAAGGTTGTCCTGCATGGTTTTGGCGGTTTTGAGCAATGCGCTGTCGCAGTCGTAAAGCGTTTCCGAAAGGTCGTCATACTCGCCGTTAAGACCGTTTACCATAGCCTGCAAAGCAGTTATCTGAGTTTTGCCGCCGAGCATAGCTTCAAGGTTGTTGCGCTGTTCATCGGTAGCACTTGCCAGAGCGCCGCCCATCTCCTTCAGGACTTCGGTGACATCCTTCATATTGCCTTCGTTGTCATACAGTGACAGCCCCAGCGTGTCCATAGCCTCGGCGGTCTTTTTGGTGCTGCCAAGCATATTTACAAATATTGAGTTGAGCGCCGTTCCCGCTTCGGTGCCCTTGATACCTCTGTTTGCCATAACACCCAGAACAGTGGAGAGGTCTTCCACGTTCAGACCGAAATTATGCGCTGAACCGCCGCATTCGATAAACGCTTCCAGCAGCTGCTGCATATTTGTGTTGGAGTTGCTCTGAGCTGCCGCTACAACGTCAAGATAATGTGACAGGTCGTTTACTGATACACCCATAGCCGACATGGAATCTGTGACCAGGTCGGAGCAGGTAGCAAGATCCATTTCGCCTGCCTCCGAGGCACGCAGTATAGGCTCAAGGCCTGTCAGCATTTCCTCGGTTTTCCAGCCTGCAAGCGCCATGTAGGAGAGCGCATCGGCTGATTCCGACGCAGTTTTCGAGGTGTTGGCACCCATAGCCTCTGCGGCTGCCCTGAGCCTTTCGAGGTCATTTCCTGTCGCTCCTGAGATAGCCTCAACACGGGACATGGATTTTTCAAATCCCGAACCTACCTCCGCAGCAGCCCCGACAGCTCCAACAGCAGCAGTGCCTACAGTAGCAACAGCTCCGCCTGCAACGGCTGCAACGCTCTTGATGTCGCCCGCAACGTCGTCCATGGCAGATTTCAGGTCCTTTACAGCATCCTCATAGCTTTTTATGTTTTTCTTTGCACCCTTGAAATTATCGCCGCTTTTTTCAGCGGATTTTCCGAGGTTTTCGGTGCTTTTCTTGGTACCGTTCTGCTCTGACTGTAAATTCTGCAGTTCACGCTTGGTGTTCTCCACCTCACGCTGATACGCACGGTATTCATCGGCAGTGATATGACCGTCCTTAAAGCTGGCTTCCAGCTCCTTTGCCTGGTTTTGCAGCTCCTTCATTTTCGCCTTGGTGGCTTCAAGCTCATTCTGATATGATTGGTACTGCTCCGAATTTATTTTGCCGCTCTCAAAGTCAGATCTCATCGTCTCATTTTGCTTCTGGAGCTCTTTAAGCTTTTCCTTGGTGGCATCAATAGCTTCTTTCAGAGGAGCATACTGCTCTTCCCATTTGCTCTGATTTTTAAACGCATTATCTGTCTTTTTCTGGACGCTTTCCAGCTCGGTGAGCTTCTTCTGTGTATTGGATATGGCTTTCGACAGCAGCTCCTGCTTCTGGGCAGCCAGTACAACAGACTGCGGGTCCAGCTTTAATGAGTTGTCAACCTCTTTCATTTCAGACGCAAGTTTTTTGGACTTCTTTTCGATTTCGTTCAACGCACTGGTCACGCCCGAAACATCAAGTCCCAGTTTTGCGGTAATACCTGCAATATTCCTTTTTGCCATTACATCATCCCCCAAGGAATTTTACAAATGAAGCCACATCATCGGCAGTCGCTTCACGAACTTCATTTTCTGGCTCATGCTTCTTTCCGCCGCCTATATTTTCTATGCAGCGCAGCAAAAATCCAACCGATATATCATTCAAATCAGCAACTGAAAATCCACAGCGGATCGCTGAAATCGTCAGCCTTTCCGACAGCTCATCACTTTCTGTATCCTCTGTGTCAGTATTATTGCAGCCGTCATCGGTGCCGTATATGTCAAGGCTTTTGTACATCAGGTCGGCGGCCGCTTCCACAGCTGAAAACAAATCAAAATCATCTCCGAGTTCTTCCCGAAAGATATCAGGGTCGGCAATGTTCCTGTCCGCACATTTCGCCATAGCCCATATAAGGCGGTATCCTACCTTTATGGCTGTAAGCGGGGATTTGCCTGCTGCCGTAAAATCTTCCGTGTATTCGGTGCCGAACTGTTCTTTGTATGCTATCAGCACGGCAGCGCTTGCCCTCATGTTAAACTGTCCGCCGTTATAGCGTATAGTTTTTTCAACAGCCATATTAAACCTCCTTGAAGCCAAAAAACGTCTTGTACGCCGTACTGTCCGCATTCTGGTTTATGCTGCGTATTTTCCGCTGACTATTGCGTCGGGCGTAAATAGGGATAGATATGGTCTGCACCTCTATGCCCTTGCTGTTTGTTTTACGCTTTATTTCCGGCTGTCCTGCCTCACATGACCACAATATCTCTCTCTGACCGTTTGCGGTATATATCAGCGAGAAATCATTCATGCTGTTTGCGGAAATATATATCTCGGTAAATGTGCCGTCATCGTCGCTTTCCCAGTCGAATATATCCTTATAAAAATCGAGGGGCATAACGCCCAGCTCAATGCTGCCGTCATACCCCTCTTTGATATATTTGACACCTTTTCCGCTGCCTCTGATACGCTTATCAAATTCAACGGTAACTTTCGGGGAAAGCGACAGGCTGACAGCCGCCTTGAGCGGCTTTAATTCTCCGCCGAACACATAATAGCATTCAGATAATCCGTGAATTATCATATCCTGTCTCACCTTCCGAAATTATTCGCCGCTATCATCTACATTAGGCTCGTGCATATCTGTGTACCATGCCGCATATGCTGCCTTTGCGGTCGCATCGGTAACATCGCCCGAAATATGTCCGACGGTGAAATGATCGTTTTCACGGGGCATTGCGGTGATAGTCATGGCATCAGTGCTGGGAGTGATGGAGCTTTCCACCGTCTGGCCCTTGATAGAGGGACGGGAAATCGTATTTCTGTATGTGATGAATCTGGTCTTTGTCACATCGCCATTGACCTCAAACATCATTACAAATTCCTTTGTTACAGCATCTGCACTTTCAAGCTGTACACCGTTTTTATCAACGATCTCGCCGAGAGCCTTCTGGCGGAACCAGTCGGGTATCGTTGCGATCTCAAGGTCGCCCGAATAACCTGTGTTTGCGTTCTTAACGAAATACGCAATGTCATCTGCGTAAAATTCTGACTTGTCGCCCTGAGGATCCAGACTGATATTTACCGCACCGGGAATAGGCATGATGTTCACCTTGTTGGTTTCACCTGTCTTCTTCTCGAATGTGTATGTTTTTGATTCGGGGTCGTACTTGTCAATAAACAGTACGTGTACATTGGAAAGACCAAACTTTACCTTATTCATTATCCGTTACCTCCTCCGGAATTTCAAACGTATAGGTTTTTACAACAATATTTTCGTCCCTGTTGTATCCCATGATGTATGTATAGGGAATATTGTTGTCATCAAAAATTTTATCAACAGCATATTCAATATCTTCCTGCCGATCGTCATCGTACATAGCCAGATACATCTGACACCTGGCTACAGGGAAATAAACGCCGTTGTCTGCATATAAATTGTTTCCGCTGCCTATTTTGGCAACGCAGGCGTGCGGGAAGGGCACATTTTCCGGGTCAGGCACGACCCATTTATAGCATGGGATACCCGCCTCGCAAACTAATTTTTTAACATCTGATAATCTCATGGCTTATCCCTCAAAGGCGTCCGCAATGCGGTCAATGTAAATTTCGTTGTATTCACGCACGACCTTTTCGATATGCGGCTTGCCTGGCACCCAGTGCTGGTCTTTGCCTGCATTGTGACCGTCCTCCAGCAGATGTGTCAGCATATATCTGCTTTTGTTATACACTGTGAAATCGGTGTATGTGGTTTTCAGCGTGTCAAGACCTTTCACATATTCAATGCGCTGTTCACCGCAGATCGTCCAGCCTTTTGCATATGTTCCCGTTTTCTTGGGCGCAGCCTCTTCAATGGCTTTTGCCATCTCTTTTGCTGTCTTTCTGGTGATCTTGTCCAGCGCCTTTATCTGGTCAGCATAGTGCAGCCCGAACCTTGCAGCAACCGCCTTTGAAAAATCAGCCATGCTCTCATATTTGTAGTTGAATGGATCACGTTTTGACATTCTGCTCACCAGCCTTTGGGGTCAGATACAATTCTGTGATACCGTCCTTGTCATATGTCCTGTAAACGGAATATACAACGCCGCTGTATTCACACAGCTTTTCGCCCCTGTACTCAAATGACCGCAGCCGCATACACAGCTTGGGCTTTATGCCAATGGCTCTGTCAGCGTCAGCGTGGAAAAATTCCTGCTGCGTAATGCTTGCCTTGTCCGCAAGCACCTTTCGTGCCGGGGCTTCTCTTCCCGCACGGAGCAGTATCGGAGCGATGAAATTATGCCTTGCCACTATCATCACCCCTCAGCTGCAGCTGACTGGCCATAGCCTTAAAGCCCTCGGAAAATTCAGTGCCGTTCTGGTTCAGAAGGTCATTAACGCCCAGCGCTATGCACTGTATTTCGTATTCCGAAGCATTATCCAGCGTAACAGCTCCGCCGCCGTTGTTTATGTAACGCATAACGGCGAGAGCCTTTATCCGCAGCTGATTGTTGGTATCAGCGTCATCGGTAAGTATCCCCATTGCGTCTTTTACCTTTTCGGTCAGTTCCTCTGCCGTCATACATTACACCCCATTTCTCAGGCAGTATAGCTAAGGCTGATAAGCGCAAACGCCTTTTCGGCAAGAGGAGCGCCGTCAACTATCGCATATGCCGCATAGTCAGTGTTTCTCTGCTTCACGTGGTCCTCAGTGTTTAGGGTAACGTCCTTGTTGATGTTGACAGCATAGCCGTTCTTTGCGTTGCCCACGAGTATCTTGTCGTCAGGTACGGCAGAATCAAGCTTTACAGCCTTGCCGAGAATGTGGCCGACTACACTGTTGGCTACATCGGAGGACACTGTGAAAATAGGTCTGCCTACAGTATCGCAAAGAGATGCAATTCTGCCCCAGAGGGTCTTGGAATTGATGTAATATGCCGCACCCGCCTCGTACTTTGCGTCGATGGCAGCGTTGGCAGCGGCAAAAGCAGCAATCATCTGCTGTGCGGTGGGATTTGCAACGGCGATGTTCTGTGCAGAATACGTACTCTTTGCAAGCTGTGTGAGAATGCCGAGAGGCTCTGGCTTCCAGGGAGAGCTTTCTGTGGAGGCGGCAACGCCTCTGCCTCTCAGTACGCCGTATCCGAGAGCCGCTCCCATCTTTTCGGAAAGTTTTGCTCTGATGTAGGGCAGGAATTCCGAGATGCTCATTTCCTTGAGCTTCCAGGAGACTGTGATAGAACGGGCAAGCTCACAGCCGTTCAGGGTGATAGTTGCAAAGGTCTCCGAACCATCAGCGGTGGAAGTGCTTTCGTCGTACCATGCTGCATCGGAAGATGCGGTATCCTTGGCAAATGTAACAGTGCCCTTGACATAGGTCTTGAAAACGTCCGCATAGAAGGGATATGCCTCCGATACATCATCAAGAATGCCCTTCATAAGCGTGCTGGGGATAACTGCGCTTGTGGTAGTGGTGGTAAATGCTGCGTTATACGCCTTCATAACAGCCACGTCCTCGACGGACATAGTTTCGGGCTTGACAGCCCATTTTGCCCAAGCATTTTCATACTTTCTTTCGGCTGCGTCGTTCTCCGTGCCGTTGTCAGTGCCCATAAGACCCAGGTCAATACTGCCCTCGGCTGATGTTCCCACAGGAACGGTGCTCTCGCCGCAGATATCAACAGCAGGCGCAGCATTGGAAAGGGCATCAGCATTTTTCTTGGCAACGAGCAGAGCATTGATCTTATCGTCGAGCGCCTTGATCTCGTCCATTTTGGCGTTTGCGCCATCAATGTCACCGTCCTCGATCATCTGATTGGCAGCAGCCATCAGTTCAGCTCTCTGTGTCTTAAGCTTTTCAAACATTTTGCATTTCTCCTCTCATCATTAAAAATCTTGCTTTGGCTTTCGCCGCCGCAGCTTTATCATTCTTCAGCTTATTGTCGGTCGGTGTACCTTCCGGCTTTTTCCCCGAAGTGTTGATTTTGGCGATATAGCCGTCACACAGTCCCATCTCAACAGCCTTTTCAGCCGTCAGCCATGTGGTATCGTTCATCAGCTCGACAGCCTTTTCCTTGCTCATGCCTGTTTTAGTGACATACGCACTTGCAATGGATTCGTCGATGTTTTTGAGCATGTCGGCCATCTTTTCCAGATATTTGTGGTCTCCTGCGCCTGCACAGCAGCTGGAGCAGTGTACCATGACCATTCCTACGGGGGATATACGGCAGTCAGCCGCACACATGATAACGCTTGCCGCACTTGCCGCAAGCCCCGTAACGTTTATGCGGACATTGCCCTTGTAGCCGAGAATGGCAGTGTATATCTCAAACCCTGCGAATACATCACCGCCGCCCGAATTGATGTTTATTTCAATATCATCTCCGTCAGCCTCGGCAAGCTGTGACTTCACTTTCTTGGGGTATGTCGCCGCAATGCCGTATCTGTCGTACATAGTGCCATAATCATCATCAACGATGCTGCCGTTTATCTCAATCGTTCTCATCACTCTCACCGCCTTCCGTTATAACGCCTGTATCCTTACGCAGCAGCAGTTTGTTTCCTCCCGGTACAGCTGCCATGCCGAAAGCAGCACGCCATTCATTTGTGGTCATAGCTCCACGGTCAACCATTTCACGCAGATTCAGCTTTGTTTCAATGCTTGCCGCCGCCAGATTATAGCTTTCAAACACGATCTCATTGCCGCAGCCACGTTCTCGACGTGAAAATATCCTGTTGGTGTATGCCGCTGCAAATTTCAGCAGCACAGGCTCGACATTGGATTCGTAATATGCGTTCCACTGGTCTTCTGTCCAGTCAGAATTGACTATAGCAGAATTTGTGTTGAAAATGCTGTAAATTCTGTTCGTGATCAATTTCACCGAGGAAGAGGGCGGAACATATTCCTTCTGCGATATCTGCTCAGCTTTTGCCTTGCTGTCCACAGCCGCAACGCCCATAGTCTCCGAGCTTTCGAGGAACTGTGCCGCAAAATTTCTCGCCTGGCGTTTAAGATCCTCGTCTCTCAGCGCTGCATTGTAGGTCAGCAGCCAGCGAATGATGCCCGAATTTTTGATAGCGGTAATTATGCCGCTGTCAATAGCCGAAACGCATACCATCAATGGAAGCAGGGCCTCATATTTTGGCGTGCCGAAAATATCATCGGTGTAGAAATCGTCCCGCAGATGAATGATGTCACTGTACGGGAATACAACATTTTTGCCGTTATTGAGCATAAATTCCAGATACAGGTTCCGCTCCCTGTCATATCTTTTTACGACGCTGTATGCCGTAATGGGATATATCTGTTCAGGGTATCCGAGGCTGTCACGGATTATCAGAGCAAATGCGTTTGAGTTCAGCGCAAGCTGTGACGCAAGGCGCTCCTGCAGCTCCTGACCTGTCATATACGGATTGGGTTCCGATAACAGAAATCGGATATACGCCTCAGGATTGACCTTGATATCTTCATCGCCGTCATCGTTTATGCAGTGGCGTATATGCTTGCCTACTGCCTTGCCGACAGCAGATGCCAGCGGACGTACAGCCGACCGCACAACATCGGAATGATACAGCTTTCCGTCAAACGCAAAATATCCCGTGTCCCCCTCGTCGGTCATAAGCTTCATCACAGTTGCCGATGAACCGCTTCTGCCAAAAAATCGGGCAATTCTGTCCCTTACAGTAGCAAAAAAGCTCATTACTGCTTCACCGCCTTTTTACGCTGCTTGTCGGGAGTGGCAGTGCTTTTGCCTGCACGTTTTCCCTCAGCGTCACGTTCGGCACATTCATTTCGCCTGCGCACATCACAGGCGGCAGAGTTGAAGTCACACCACCATGCGTTATGGTGGCAGCATTTTTCAGCGTATTTGCAAGCCGTGATGTTCACCTCATTTCTCAAATTACTTTGCTTCAATTATAATTTTACAATAAAAATGCCCCTCAGATTTTGCAGTTACAAAATCGCACCCTGCCTCACAGAAAGACAAGGTGCGCTTAAAAGCTGTATTCTTAACCCCCTCGATTTCGAGGAGTTTATCCGGGTCGATTTCGACCCCTTTGCCTGTTTTTAAATCACACTCAGATAATCGTTAAGGTTATCCTGCAAAACGGTGTATGCGTCCAGCAGTGCCGCAAGGCCGTCTATACGCTGGGTCGGCTTTCGACTCTTTATGGGCTGGATATTGCCGTTCCTGTCCTCATCAACACAGGTGTTTGCCATGCACCATTTCAGCACGCCGTTGTTGTTGTATATTATCTTGTGTGCCTGCAGGTCCTTTGCAAGCATCTTCATTGGATTGGAAAGCGTTTTCTTGCCCTGTATCACGGGGCGCATGGTGCTGTCTCCAAAGCTTCTTTTCATTTCATTCACCCACAGCTCGGCACTCCACGAATCATATCCAACAAGGTTCAGATAAATGTCATATTCGCTCTGGACTTCGAGAAACCATTCCCTGACGGCATCGGGATTTATTCTGTTGCCGGGGCAGGTCCTGACCCAGCCTTTATCTATCCAGATGTCATATCTTACCTTGTCCTCGTTTATATGCCTCTCGACCAGATCGGCAGGTATCCAGAACATCGGTATAACGTAAATGTCCGAACATTCAGGCAGCATGAATATCACACATGCCGCCGTCAGGTCATCGGTACTTGAAAGGTCAGCGCCGCCAACTCCGTAGCGTGGTCTGAGCTCTGCCACGTCAAAAAGTGTCTCGTTGTTGATATCGTCAAAAGACAGCCACGAGCCGCCCGACGTTTCCCTGATATTAAATTCCTTGCACAAAAGATTGCGCTGTAAATCGGGCGATTGCTGCGCCTTTCTGACCTTATCCCTGAGCTGCCTGATATTTTTTATCGTTCCCAGCCCCGGATTGGCTTTGGGCCAGCAGCGTTCATCTTCCCACTCTTCACGAGCATCAAGCTCATAGATAAACGGAAGGAAATGGTCATCAACAATGCCTGCATCGGGATCATCGTAGCCGATTATCACCTTTGCGGCATACTCATACTTGTTGTCGTAGATATCTTCACGGACAACGCCCGCCGTCGTGGTTATCAGTGTCATAGGCTGTTCTCGTGCCGTTGTGCCGTCTGCAATTATGTTATACAGCGCCATGCCGTCACGCCACTGGTGTACCTCGTCCATCAATGCCCCATGAACATTCAGACCGTCGAGGGTGTCGGTGTCAGATGCCAGCGGTTTAAACACGCTTTCATTGACAGCGCAGTCCATTTCCCCCACAAGGGGCTTTATCAGTTTGCGAAGCTCCGGCGACTTATTTACCATTCGCTTAGCCTCTCCCCAGATTATCTTAGCCTGGTCCTTTTTGGTAGCCACAGCATAGACCTCTGCGCCCGGCTCGCCGTCCCCGACCTGCAAGTACAGACCCACTATTGAGCTTATCAGCGACTTGCCGTTTTTCTTAGCCACTATCAGGACAACCTCTCGATATCGCCGCCGCCCCTCATCATCAATAAATCCGAACATAGCTGCAAGCATAGCCTTTTCCCACAGCTCAAGTACAACCAGCTGTCCACCGAGCTTGCCCTTTGAGTGCCTGCAATAGTTTTCCGCAAACTCAAGTATATGATTAGCCCGTGAAGGGGAATAGTGATACATGGTACCGTCAGCACCTGTGCTCCCCGAGAGGTCTTCGGTTAACTTTCGGTAGATCCGCTGTACCTTCCTGGACACAGTAACTTTACCGCCCTTTATCTGGCTATAGTACTCCATAATGGGGCTGTAATCTTTAGGATACCTGACCAATCTGATAGCTCCTCTCTGTAGATTTTAGGTAGGGGGGTCTCAAAACTTCCCTGTGTGTTCTTCCCATCTCTGCAATCGGTCCCGAGGGGGCTTGCCCGTTTCTGTGGCAAGGGGGGGCATGGGCTGCCCGTCCTCGCCGATCATGTACCTCAGACCCGCATCACCGAAGTGCTCTTTGTTGTGGCACTCCTGGCAAAGGTATTCCAGATTTGTGTGTGATAACGTGACCATCGGGTCTGTGATGTTTTCGGGTGTTATGTGCTGCCTGTGATGTACTATGTAGCCATATCTTTTACGGCAGCGCTGACATAATCCGCCGTCAATAGCACGCCGCTCAGCAATAAATGACATCTTGCATTGCAGCCATTTGTCGGACTTATAAAACGACTTTGCGTATTCCTTAGCCATTGCCTTTTCTTCCTTTCCTGTAAATTGGCGGTTGAAATCCATAATGCTGATATGACCGATACAGTGTTGATACATCGACGTTAAATGACATAGCTACAGATACGATTGACTTGCCGCTCTTCTGTGCGTGCCACGCCTGTTCTGTCTGCTCACGGCTCAAACAGCCTTTGTATTCTGCCATCGGATCACTCCTTTTATTGTTTGTGTCGCCTTCTTTTGTATCCCTCAATAATAGCTTTTAAGGCTTCTTTCGGGTGACGGAAAATGAGATGCACGATTGACTTGCGCATTACCACATTACTGTCGCCTTCATAGGTTTTTCCGCAAATCTTGCACCGTTGCGTGACCATGAAAGATATGCTGCCGTTGAATTTAATCATCTTCCTCACCTCCGTCCATTTGCTGCCGCATTCAGCAATTCGGGATTATCGAAAATATTGCCGATGACCTCTGCCGCAAATTCGTCTGTTTTACCCAGTGAAACGCATCTCAAAATAGATGAGTTTTCCCAAGCGGTAGGATTTGGGGCGTTGACATAGCGCACACCAAAGCTTGAAATTTCATCAATCCAAACAATCACACCAATTCTTGCAGCAGAATATGCAGTGCCCTTAACGATATCCCCCTCGAAGATTTTCACGCCGTTCTTATCAGACAATCCCGTAAACTGTCCTATAGTTTTACAATCAACCTCTATTCCGCTTACGCCTGACGTATTAGTCATTTCAGCGGGTAAATCATACCTTTCATTATACTCATTATACGGTTGAGTTAATAATCCATAGACCCAATCGCCGTTTTTATACGTTGTTCTGTAATATCCACTATCACGGTTTATTGCTTTTCCTCTGAACAAAATTTCACGTTCCATTGTTTTCACCTCCGTCCATTTTAGCTCCGCAATCCTCGCAGTATTTTTTAGTAGGCTTATCCCAACTGCCCTCAGTGGTGATGACAAAGCCGCACGCAGAGCAGCACCACTCGTCCCCGCCAAGATGTATCCACTCCTCATGCACCACCGGGGCAACATCGGCAGTAGGAATGTCATCAAGATACTCGGCGAGATAATCGGCAGCCTCTTCTGGTGACAGTGATGTCGTCCACCCGTCCCTGCGCCCAGAATCCATGTCTTGGAATGCTTTTTTCGCAATTTCACGCTCTATGTATTCAGCCATTGTCAGCCCTCCTGTTTCAAATTTCTGCCGCACATCGGGCAGTAGTTAATTGGTAATATTACAAAATTGGAATCATCGGTTGCGATGAAAATCTGTCCTTCGTCTTTTATCAATATAAACGGGTCGCTACCAGGCTTCATACGCTCACCTATATCCCGCACAGAAAAATCGCAGTGTGGACAAGGTTTTGTTTCGACATTTTCAACGCTGTCAAGCTTAATCATTACTTTTTTCCTCCCATTTTTTCATAATTTCCAGACTATTCCCACAAATGATATTTCTTTCAAGTATCAGCTCCGCAAGCATCAAATACCCAACAGTGGCTTGGGGAAAAGCTTTTATAAACATATCAAACAGCCGCTGCCTGCTCTCTTCCACATTATCAGGCAAAATGTCAATGCCGTAAATGCTGCTGAGCGCCACAAGCCCCTCAGGTTCGCATTTGCATCTTGTGAGCTTTCGCTCAAAGATTTCTGCAAGAAAATTTCCGCTTCCGCAGGCAGGCTCCAGAAATCGACGTTCAATATTATCCCATAGTGTCTCGGGAATAAGGTCACACATATCCTTAACAATATGCGCAGGCGTATATACTTCTGCAAATTTCTGCACTCTTTCTTTAGATTTTATCAACTTTTCAGCCATCGTAATCTTCTCCAACCGGACTTCCAAAATAGCCTGTCCAGAATTCAATGTTAGTTTTTCCGAACCTCATTGCTCCTCCATCAATAGCTGTGATGAATGCGGCTCTTTCATGCTGATTGAGCCACTCTGCCAGCTCTCGGTCAGACATCTGTCTGATTTCATCACCTTTTGTGAGTTTCTTCGTAATTCTCCTTGCCATAAAACACGTCCTCCTCTCTTATTTTTTGTTATCAATTTTTTCCGAATCTCCCGCAGCCACGATGCACGCAACTGCAACAATGGTTATAATACCGATTATCCAGCCTATAAGCAGACCTGCGAGAAACATCATTCCTCACCGCCTTTTATCGTTCTGAACAGCTCCACAAGCATTACCTTTCGGTCGCCGTAATTCATTCTGCGTTCCTCAGCCTTCGCCTTTTCGATATCCACCTTGCGGATTTCATGATTGCAGATCGCAATCTCACTGTTTATAGCATCAGCAATGATTTCATTGCGTTTAACCGCATCAATAGCAGCCTGCAGCGCTTCTGCGTCCTGGTGGAATATTTCATCATCGCCGTCATCGGTGTAATGACCCTCTGCTTCTTTTTTCAGGTCTTCAAGATGACGTATGATTTGATTTGCATTCATAATTTTTTACCTCCAAAATATCATCAAGCGAGGCGATAATGACCGACCCGCATTCTTTGTCTTTAAGCTCTGCCTGATAGAAAAATTCCCCGGAAGGCTTTCTGCGGATGATGCAGCCCGTCAGAAGATATTTTCCATCAACATAATGCCTTGGGAGCCTGAGCCGAACATCTTTGCCAAGATTATATTTAACTCTTGAAATATCCATATCAGATATCCTCAATGCGTATCCATATTCCCGGAATATCCGACCAGAATTTTTCAACTATCTCCGAGACTACAAGAGCATCGTCTTTCCAGAAGCCACATTTGGTCATGCAGTCTTTGAGCATTTTTTGAAGATTGTCTGTATCCGGACGTGTCGTCTTATACTCACCGTTTCGGTGGCTGCCGCTTACGGGGAAAAGCCATTTGACCACAAGTCTTACCGCAGAAGCAAACGGGGTTTCAATGTGATGTTGAGCAAGTGCAGCGGTGAGTTTGAATTTTGCATCAGCCACTTCGGGCGGATCATAAAACTTTGGTCTGCCATTTACCACTGTGACCTTATGCTCCTGAGCCGTGACGGTCGGAGGAAGCATTGGCATAAAAAATTGAATTTTCATAGCTGTTATTCCTCCTCAAAATCAACACCACGCCATTTACCGGTGGCAGCATCATAGCAAACATCATCGGAATTTTTGATGTTGTCCCATATGTAGTTTAAAATTTCCGGCTGTGCAGTAAGCCACTTAATGACCTCGCTCTGTGTTATATCAAAATTATGACCCGGAAGCGTGTGATACATCGGAGGCATGTTGCGTGCAGCCGAAAGTTTTTTACTTCTGCATTTTTTCATTTTTTCATCTTCTTTCAATAAATCAATTTTTGCTTATGTCCGTGGTCGGGTGTGTATCGGTGACCGCCCCCTTAGCGGGTCACCGTACCACACACGGACACGGGTGTCAGTTATATATTTATATATATATGATTTCGTCGTGTCAAAACGAAATCATAATTTTCTGATTTCGTACCGAAACGAAATCAGAGCCGTTTTATGATATCGTGTCAAAACGAAATCATAAATTTTATGTTCCCGTGTTGAAACGAAATCTTAGTTTTCGTTTTTCGTTTCATCTGACTTAAAGACCTTTCCGGTATCCTTATTTACTTTGTAACCTGCTCTTTTTGCCCAGTCTCGGACCGTATTCAGAGGCTTGCCAAGCAATGTAGATATTTCCTGCATAGTAGGGAGGTCATCGTCAATACACAGCGAATTGTAAGCGTTAATGAAGCTGTCAATGTTGTCTGAACTGCTCTTTTTTCGCTTTTCGGTAGCTTTTTCCCACGGCTTCTTTTCCTCCTCATATTTGAGATCAGAGAGAGCCCCGTTTTTATCGACCCTGTGAATAGGATAATCAAACCAACAGCTTATCGGGGCAAAGCTTGCAAACTCTCTCAGAGTGCCCTCTATACGCCACGCAGTGCGATGTGACAGTGCTTCTTTGCCTTTCTCAATATCAGCACACATCAACTTGTATGAAGCTTCTGAGAGCTCTCTGTGAGCGTGTTCTTTCATTCTTGATGAAGAAAAAACATCGTCCTGAGAAACAATGCTTTTGAAATCAGGCTTAAAGCGAGATATCCAGTCAAGACATATTTTGCAGATAAGGTCGTTTTCCTCAGATTTTATCAGCCCGTCGGTAAGTACAAGCTGTGTAAGGTCAAGAAGTGCATCAGGGTCTCTTGCAAAAACTCCCGAGCCCGATGCTCTGTCCATAGACCGCTTGCCGCCTTGAGCTCCTTTAGAATGGTGGTGACAGTATATCACCGCACAACCGACCTCTGAGCACACCTTGTCAAACTGGTTGCAGAAATGAGCCATTTGGTCAGCGCTGTTTTCATCGCCTGTGATGATCTTGTATATAGGGTCAATGATTATAGCGATATAGTCTTTCTTGGAAGCTCTGCGTATAAGCTTTGGTGCAAGCTTGTCCATCGGGACTGACTTGCCTCGGAGGTTCCATATGTCAATATTGCTTATATGTTCGGGGGAAAGCTTCATAGCTGTATAAACATCTTTAAAACGATGCAGACAGCTTGCAGAATCAAGTTCAAGATTTACATACATAACTTTTCCCTGAGCGCATTTGAAGCCCAGCCATTCCGTACCCTCGGCAATGGCAGCGCAGAGCTCAATGAGTGCATATGACTTTCCAGCCTTTGACGGTCCTGCAATAAGCATTTTGTGTCCCTGGCGCAGCACGTTTTCTATAAGCGGCGGAGCAAGTTCGGGAAGATCGTCCCACTGCGAGGATAAATTTTCAGGGTCAGGCAGATCATCGTTGATACTTTCAATCCAGTCTTTCCATTCGGAAAAATTCTCTTTTCCTATGTTGGTATCAATGATATACTGCTTTTTTCCGCTGCGCATAACTCCGGGAAGCCTTGACAGTCTGGAAGGATTACGGTTTTGCTTGTCTATTTCAAGCCCGTTTTTCCTGCATACCGTGTAAAGGTAATCAACTCTCTTACGGTATTCGTCGTAGTTGGGCGCATCCACTTTAACGATAGCGTGTACAGACTTTCCGCCCGAATAGACCAGTACAGCTACAGGAAGCTCCAGCTCCCGTATAAGAGCGTTCTGCTCTTCCAGAGCCATACAGTCCGATTCGACAAGTGCATATCTGAAGTCGGTCACATTTTCATTTTTTACGCCCTTGCCGTCAAGGGGGTTGAAGCGTATCCATGCACCCGCAGCAGGGTTATAGTCTCCAAACACGGCTCCGATGTCATCGCCATGTTTGTTAAGCTCGGCAATAAGCTCTCCCGCAGTTCTTGTACAGGAGCCTTTTGTGGGAAGATATTTTGTCTTTCCGTCCTCAGATTTTTCCCAGGTCTCGGTAACATATCCCACATTTTCGGAAGCCTCAAAAAGAGTTTCCAGATATCGGATTATTTCCTGCCCGGGGTGCCAGTCGGACGGTTCAGAAAGCTTGATACCTTCTGTGGTGCCGTGGCCTGCAACAACGCAGTCTTCCTCGGCAACTATTTCATCGTCCCAGTCGAAACAAACGTTGTTCCCTGACGGCTGCCACCCCTGATTTTTAGCATACTGGATAATGGTGCCTGCTGTGACCGGGGCAGCAGAGCCGTTAAAGCTCTGCCACTTTTTCTCGCAGTCACCGCTGTGGTATCTCAGTCTGTCACGGCTGCTCCATCTGTCCCAGTCAGCAGGGGAATAGCCCTCATCTTTAAGCGCCATTCCTACATTTACCCATTCCTGATAGTCCAGCTTTGCAGGGTCAATATGTTCAAGAATTTCAAGTATATCTGCCATACTGCCTCCTGTTAAAATCCTTCAAAAGATATCTGCCCGCCATTGTTGGGAATGTATTCGGAAGGCTTGATGTCCTTCGGAACTCTCCAGTTGTTGGCGGCGATTCTTCCTATAAGCTTGCTTGCCTCTTCAAGTGTCCATGTGCCAACGTGCTTAAAGCCCATGCTTTCAAGCCTGCGTATCTGCTTCGGGGTAGTAAGGCCTTCCATCCTACGCTTATCAAGTCTGTCAATGATAAGCTTGGCTTTTCCGGCATTTTCGACCTCATCAGGGAAGATGCCCGCAGCTTCAAGACGGTTTTTCTGCTTCTCCGTAGGCGGCTCACACTCCCACCCGAAAGCAGGCGTATAATTTGCAAGGTCTGCCGCCTGTATGGACATTTCATACTGCAGCGGGTCAACAAGGGTACGTTTGCGTTTTTTCATTTCTGAAAGCTTTTTCGCAAGAGCTTCCTCTCGTTCAGCAACAACGTCCTCAGATGCCGCCTGTTCCGCTGCTTCGATATCGACTGCACAGCCCGCTTCTTCCGCAAGCTTTTCAGTCATTTTTTTGGCCACGGCTTCATCTGTGCATATGAGATGTGCAGGGCGGCAAAGCTCGTGGCGTTCGGTGTGCCAGAGAAAATCCAGCAAAAGCAGCTCAGTTTTTCCGGGAGCAAGACGTGTTCCACGTCCTACCATCTGACAATACAGCCCCCTTACCTTTGTTGGGCGGAGAACAATAACACAGTTCACATCGGGGCAGTCCCAGCCCTCGGTAAGAAGCATAGAATTGCACAGTACGTTATATTTGTTGTCTGCATAGTCTTGGAGTATCTCGGCACGATCGGGACTGTTGCCGTTGACCTCTGCGGCACGAAAGCCCTTGCTGTTAAGTATGTCACGGAATTTCTGAGAAGTTTTGACAAGCGGCAGAAATACGACTGTTTTTCTGTCGGAACAGTAGTTTATCATTTCATCTGCAATTTGATAAAGGTACGGATCAAGAGCTGTGTCAATATCCGATGCCTTGAAATCTCCCGCCTGTGTTGAAACTCCCGTAAGGTCAAGATTTATAGGTATCGTTACGGCCTTGATAGGAGAGAGATAGCCTTCTTTGATAGCTTTGGGGAGAGTATATTCATAGGCAAGGCTGTTGAATACCTGTCCGAGATTTTTCATATCTCCTCTGTCGGGAGTGGCAGTAACGCCGAGAACATCTGCATATGGAAAGTAGTTCAGAATATTCTGATAGCTGTCAGTAATGCAATGGTGCGCCTCGTCGATTATGATGGTATCAAAATACTTGTGGTCGAAGCCTGAAAGTCGTTTCTCACGCATAAGTGTCTGTACAGAACCGACAACAACTCTGTACCAGCTGCCGATGCAGCTTTCCTCTGCCTTTTCAACGGCGCAGCTAAGTCCCGTTGCCTTTTTTATCTTGTCCGCAGCCTGTTCAAGAAGTTCACCTCTGTGAGCAAGGATAAGCACACGCTTGCCACGAATAACACATTCTTCGGTGATCTTTGCAAACACTATGGTTTTACCGCAGCCCGTCGGCAGAACCAGAAGCGTTTTGCTGTTGCCGCTGTCCCACTCACTGAGAACAGCGGCCATTGCCTCTTGCTGATATGGTCTGAGTTCCATCAGAATTTACCTGCCTGCCATCCGCCAGCCTGAGGAGCGTTATACTGTGTGGGCTGCTGATATGTATTCTGGGGCTGCACATTTGGCTTTACTGTCTGCACATCTTCATCATAGGCATAAAACTTTTTGATCTTGTTGGACTTCCCTTCCGAGCCATCGTTTTTCTTGTATGTATCAATGAATACGTGGCATTTCCCCTTGCTTCCGGGAAGAGCACCCCAGTTCATACGCAGAGGCTCACCATGCTTTTTCATTCCTACAGCGAGGAAAAGCGCCGAGAGCTTCCATTCCATCTTGCTGCAAAGCAGGAAGTTTTCGGTTATGGTTATGCTGTCATCAGCACCCCATATCGTAAATGTTACGACTGCCTTATTGCACGCAGGCATCTTTTCAGAGCCGTCAAAGCGGGCTCTTTCAAATTTATCTACAGTAAAATCGTAGTCTCCTTCGGGAAGCAGGACGAAATCGGAAGATTCGTTGTTGATCTCATCGTCCCAGCCAAAAACATAGTTGTTATCCATTCAGTTATCCTCCTTAAAATGGCAGTTTCTTGTTTTCTTTTATCATTGCATACACCTGTTCCCATGCCCCCACAAGTACACCGTTTATGAAATCGGGCGGATAATTTGCTATAGGCATACGTTCGGGGAAATACCCCTTGCTTGCGACTGCAAAGCGGATATCCTCTTCGGAAACATTGTTGGTGCGCATCAGATCTTGCAGCGGCTTCGGAATGTTATCGGGAATATTGACGGCGCTTACTTCTTCAAAATCTGAAAGGTCAGCCTGAGTATTAGAAGTCGGAGACTGCTGTGCCTGCTGGGTCTGTGTCTGCGGCGGCTGTGCAGAGACCTGAGCTGTATTGACGGCAGGTTCCTGAATAGCAGGTGTGGGTGCAGGAACAGGAGCGGGGCTTGCAGCAGGCGTGTGTTCGATGACGTGTGCTATCTGAGCATAATCAAGGGGTATCTTGGGCGGAAGGTCAGCTCTGTTTTTAGCGTCCCAGCAGGGGTGATGAGTGGTGTACATAACACGCTGGCCGCCCTGTGCCTTGAACTTCTTGCCGTCCTTGTCTGCGGCAACTGCATATGTTTCGTAGTTGCAGAAGAGGATCATATCAGCCCATTCTTTCACGAGGGGAGCTGTCTGTGAACTTGTCTTTTTTCCGAGTTTAAGTTCGTAGCGGTCATAAGAGCCCGCTTCATCGGGCTGCTCAAATTTTTTGAGCTGAGCGTGGCAGTTAAGTACCACGTTGCAGATATCCTTGTCAATAAGTTCCTGCAACGTGTTGAGAAAGCGTCCTATTGCCTCTGCAACATAAACATAACCGTTTCCGTAGCCAAAATCTTCAATGCCCTTTTTGCCGTAGGTGTTCAGTATATCCTCAATGCAAAGTCTTTCCGCCCAGTCCATCGTGTCAATAACAAGAGTTTCGCATACCTGAGGATTCTGCTTTACATACTCAATGTAGTTTGTCAGCATTGTCCATGACGTTGGCTTATCCTCAAAGCGATTGACGTTGAGATTTCCCGTGCTTCCCTCTGTGTCGATAAAAAGAGGCTTGGGAAACTGTGCTGCGAGGGTGGATTTTCCTATTCCCTCGGGACCGTAAATAACTACCTTTTGCCTTTTGCGGACGATGCCGTTCGAAATTTTAACGTTCATCAAAATGTACCTGCCTTCCATGTTTTGTTTTCTGCGGGAGCTTCGGAAAGCTCTCCCTTGACATAGCCGTCCTCGATGATAATGCTGCATTCTCCGCCCGTAGATACCCTTGTGGCGATAGCCTGCAAGCCTTCTGCTTCAAGCCACTGACCGAACTCGTTCAACGTTTCGATATCCATCTGTTCAAGCTTGTCCATAAGTACAAATCCGCATTCAGGGTTAAGTTTACGGACGATAGCTGCCGCTACTCTGAGCTGCTCCGAGCCGCTCATGCAGTCCCATTTTGCGCCATTGTAGGTAAGCTCGCCGTTTTCCACCGAAAGCCCCGGAAGAGGAAGAGCTGCGTTGTCAAGGAGCTTGCGGCGATCATTGCGGATATTGCTTATCTGAGCTGTAAGGGAGTCGTACTCATCTTTGAACTGCTTAGCGTCCATTTCTGCCTTTTCTTTGTCAAGATTGCTGCGGACTTTGACGTTTATCGCTTCGATATCACGAATATTGCTTTCAAGTGCTTCTGTGCTCTCATCGTGAAGATCAGCGGCAGAAAGTTCGGCAATTCTCAGATCTTCCATTATTTCAGAGCGTTTGCTTTCGAGTTCCTCAAGCTGAGAGCGGAGAGCTGCAATACGGTTATCAATTACCGTGCATTCATTGTTGAGCTGTGCAGCTCTGTCACGCTTACGCTGATTCTCACCGTTTCTTGCAAGTATTTCCTGCTGCTGACGTATGAGTTCTGAGGCAGAAACAGGCTCCTTAGGAATGCCCTCATATTCGGGAAGCTCTGCGGCATATTTGGCTTTCTGCTCAGCGATACGGCCTATTTCAAGCCTGCGGTTATACAGCGTGCTTTCCTGCTTGTCAAGCTCGAAGAGCTTATCACCGACACCGATGATCTGCAAAAGTACATTTGCCTTTTCCTTTGAGGACGATTCCATAAATTTAGGCAAGTCAAGTGCAAATGAGCTGATAAAAGCATTAAGAAGCTGCTGTCCGCCTCTCTTGCCTGTTTCATCGGTGACTTTGAGGTCACTGTTCTTGCCGCTGCGCTCAACGATAATACCGTTACTGAGCTTTACTTTCAGATGCGGGGGAACTGCCGAACCTTCACGCATTGCACCGGAAGGGCGGAATTTGTCCCCGCCCAATGCCCAGGCAATGGCATCAAGGACAGATGTTTTTCCCTGATTGTTCCTACCACCGATAACGGTAAGACCATTTTCGGTTGGTTCGAGCTTGACCGCTCTTATGCGTTTTACATCGTCAAGCTCAAGACTGTTGATTTTTATCATTTAGTTATTCCTCCATTTTATCTTGTTAGTTTTGGGTCAGTAATCCCCACTTGACATTCTCCTTAAAATCTGCTACAATGCAGATGGAATATTTTATTATCTTGCCGTGTACGGTTCCCGCCGTCACGGCTTTTTCTTTATTCGTCATCATCGCCCTCACCCGCAAGACGAATGTTTTCGATGTACTGGCACAGCGTGAAAATCGCTAATATAACGACAATGCCAACAGCGGAGACATGATAAGCTGCCTCAAATATTACTGCTATCACTTGCTTTCCTCCTTCCTTTTTGGGCAAAATACCCGTCGTCCGCAGTGTCGATGATGTACTGGGGCGACTGTACATATCTGTCGTATGTCATGCCCAGCTCATCTGCACGGCGGCTTACCGCCTCGATGCTTGGGACTTTGGGCGGCTTTTTCTTCTTTGATGCGGTCATCGGTTCATATTTTGCTTTCCTGCCCATGTCCTGCACCGCCCTTACTCATTGCCCATGCCCTGGCCGTCTGCAAGCTGTTCTGCAGCTCTGCCGCCTTGGTCACTGACACCTGTTTGTTTTTGCGCTTCTGGCGCTCCGAGCGGTCGAGCTCCGCCGCTGTAGGCGCAGACTGATTAAATATATCCACCACTGACGGCGGAAGCTGATATTTGGCACGGGTCTTGATTATCTCATGCAGCTGTGCAGCATATTTCTCACGCTGACCGCCTGTTTTATCGTCAATAACTCCATCGTCCAGCATTTCGTTATACTGAGCCGCCTTATTCTGTACCGAAAGCAGGAACTGCATAAGCCGCTTCTCGCCGAAGCCGTATTCCTCGTGAAGAACGTCCAGAACGGTCAGCAGGTTATCTTCCATTGTCTCGAAAATAGTCCGCCAGTTCTTTTCCCTAAATGCCTTTTCGCTGTTGGCCTTCATATTACCCCGCCCTTCTCGTAAAATTCCATAAGGGTCTCCTTGGGTATCCTCCAACCTGCGTCCGTCTTTAACGCACGGATCTTACCATTTGCGCATTTCTGGCGGATAGTCTCGCAGCATATGCCTAACAGCTTACTGCAAAACGGGATATCCACAAACAGCGGAACCTCGTCCCAGCTGTAGATATACGGCCTTGCTTTTTTCTTGTTCATATTCATGCTTAGCAGCCCTCCTTAGTGCGTTACGACCTCGAAGCCCTTAACAGGCGACACAAACCTGTAAATGATTACCTGGCACTCGCCATCGGTATCTTCCGCATGCTCTTCCGCCGCTGCCCTGGCTTCCTCTTCTGTGTCATACTCTCCAACGAGACCATATTCCTCATAATGATCCCAAAGACGATACTTTTTCATTTGCTCACTTCCTCCCCCTTTTATCTGTCCTAATTTTCGCCCAAATGCGGTGCTATACTGAAAATAGACATCATCTCTCTATTCCCAGCACCTGGGCGATGCAGTTTGCCATGCGCTCACTTTCACGTGCGCCGCACATAAACGCCTCGATTGTTCCTACAGTGTAGCCTGTGGCCTTTGAGAGGTCGGCATATTTCCACCCTCTGATGGAAAGCTGCTTTTTTACTTCTGCGATAAAAAGCTTGTAAATAATTATCACCTCGTTGCAAAAATGTAAATATTAAATTATTTTGTTTGGAAAGCTTGACAAAAGTCAGTAAAAGATGTACTATATAAGCATAAAGGACTTAATAGTATGTACTCTCGCTTATGAGAATTGCCGTTCTCATAGGTTCAGTTTCTTATTGACTATGTGTTGTATTTTCCTTACAAAAAACATTATAGTACATAAATTACTTACTGTCAATAGAAAAAGTACAAACATTTACCCTTTTCTCATTAAACTACAAAAAAGGAGTAAGAAAAATGTGTACTTTTGACAAAATATTAGAGGTTGCCAAGGCAAAGGGAATAACGCAGGTGCAACTTGCAAATCATCTTGGTGTCGGAAAGCAAGCCGTATCGGAGTGGAAAAAAGGTAGAAGTACCGCTTATATGAAGCGCATAGGGGAAATTGCAGAATTTCTCGGTGTATCTGTTGATTACCTTGTTGGTAATGAAGAACAGAACGACAACGAGAAGCTTTCTTTCGCTCTGTTTGGCACTGCCGATGTCGATGAAGCGGTTCTTAATGATGTTCGCAAATACGCTCAGATAGCCCGCAGAATGAGGGAAGAAGACAAGAAGAAAGAAGATTGATAAATGACAAGTTACGTTGAGCTCTGTGAGCTTGCAGAGACTGATGATATCCTTATGATTGATGCTCCGCTGCAAAGATGCCCTTCAATGGCTATCAACGACAGCGGAGATTGCACAGTAATAATAGATCACGATCAGATTGCAGGTGTTGCAGATTTACTGACTGTGCTTGCCCACGAACTGGGGCACTGCGAGACCATGTCGTTTTATACCGAACACAGCCTTGAGCTTCGGGAACGTATGGAATATCGAGCCAATAAATGGGCAATAAAAAAGCTCGCCCCGAAGGACGAGATGATAAAAGCGATGAAAGACGGAAATACAGAAATATGGCAGCTTGCTGAGTATTTCGGCATTACCGAGGATATGGTTAAGTTTGCTATGTGGGTGTATTTTGACAAGCAGATTGATTAA